TCTGTTGTTTTTGATAGCTTCTCTATTCCATTGCCTAGGAAAATAATCTTCAATTTTTTTCGGGTCTAATCCGGCTTCTGCAGCTTCATCGCTAATTCTATTAAAAAAAGTTCGTAAGTTTTCTGCAGTTTCTTTTACAGCTTCACTAGCCTGTGAATCATCACCACCTCTTAAAATTCTAACAACTGCTATTTCATCTTCTGGTAATACTTGTCCTGTTTTTCTAATAGGAGCAACAGCTTCATCAAAGTTTAAAAGATAATTACCTCGTCTATCTCCTAAGTCTTCTGCGTAACTAAATCCACGTCTTCTTTTAGTTCTTTGTGTTAAAGTCTTACCAAACTCATGTGTAAAAGTTTCTCCTAAATCTCTAGCTTTTGAAGAATACTCAGATATAGTTTGTAAAACTCTAGCAGGGCTACCAATAGTTTTACCTAGTATCTTGTCTTTTGCTTTTCTAAAATTGTATGCTCTGTCACTACCGGCTTCTTTTCTAAACCCATCATCGGTGTAAAGTCTTTGTAATCTATCTTCAAAGATTTCATTACGTCTTACTAATCCACCTACTAAACCACCAGTCAATGCACCGATAGCTGCGGAACCTGCTAACTCAGAGTTTGAGTACAGTTTACGCATATCAGTATTTAATTCTGTATTTTGTCTAAAATGATTTTCTAGACCTGTCCACGTACCAACTTCTGCTGCAGTAAAACCTACGCTACGTTTAGCACTCTTACTAATATTTTTAAGTCCTTCTGTAGCTCCTTTAGCTAACACAGCTCTGGAGGCTAATGAACTACCGCCTGTAACAGGAGTTAGTAATGTAGCTGCAATAGCTGTAGGGTCTGTAGCAATATCAACAACAGCATCTTTAGCAAGCTCTGCATATTGTCGGAAGCTTCCCATGTCGGCTTTGTCAAAACGATTTCGTAAAAACCTATAATCTTTCTTTTGTTGTTCGGTAAACTTACCGCTTTCCATAGCACGTTGCATGCCTGAAAAAAGATTAAAGTCAGAGTCTCTAAGATACTCAAATATGTCGTTAGAGTTTTCACCAACAGACTCTAAGAATCTTTCAGAGACTTCTTGAAACTCTTCATTCTCTTCGAGGTCATCAAGGGTATATCCTCGTGACAAACGAGATGAAGGAGCATCATCAATAAAAAGTTTTACCATGTGTTACTGCCCTAAATCGTTATAAAAATCTTGGATAAATTTACGTCTACCTCTTATTTTAAAGAAAGGAGCATCTTTCCCGGGAGAAATATAACCGGCTTCATATAACATTTCATCGGTAATTAAATCTATCGGGTCATCTCTTAGAGGGGATTGTTGTGTAACAGCTCCTCGTGTTGGTTTCATTTCTATTAACCTAGCAACTAACTCTTCATTAATTTTATATTTTTGTGAGGCTTCAGCAGAAGATAAAGGTTCTATTACTTCTCCTTGAGCTTCTCTGTCCATATCTTCTGGAGTTTTTCTTCGAGCTTCTGGTCCAACAATTGCAGTGTAAGGAGAAACTAAATCATTTAAAATATTTAATTCACCTATTTTTTCTTCATCTGTTAAGTTAGGATTTCGTTGAATACCTGTGACCATTTCCTCATACATTTTTCCAATTACTTCTTGTGATTTTTTTGGTGAAGTTTCTTGAATGCTCTTAATATAAGACATAACATTCTCAGTGTCGGCAGTTCCTTCAAGCTTTTCATATTCATACAAATTTACATCTGTTTCTATTAACTCTCCATCTTGCTGTAGAATATGTTTAGTTGCTAATCCTATTGCTTTGGATTCAGAAATATTGTATTGTTTTCTGAGTTTATCTGCAGAAGTAATAACATTGTGAGATAAACCTAATATTTCAGATTCGTCAGCATATTCTTCTAATGAATTTTGTAAGTCTACATTTCCAGACCTACGAACATAACTTGCAATCTGTGAAGTAGCCCTTGCAATGTCTACTTCTGAGTATGTTTTTTCTTTAGCGGCGGTTCTATTTGAATTAGCTTTAATTCTATCTCCAATTAAAATTTGTCCTCCCGTTCTTCTATCTGTTCCGTAATTAGCAACATACTCTACTTCTACTATATTACCAAATCTATCAACTTCACGTTCTTTTGTTACTTCTCTTGAAACATCTTTAAAAACAGGAATAGCTTTACCTTCTTCACTCTTCAGAAAGTTTACCATTTTTTCAATAGGATTACCTTTTGCAGCATATTCCTCTAAAGCTGTTTTAGATGCAGAAAATTGCTCTCCTATTAAACCTCCGAGCATTCTATCTTTAGCTGCTTTATCTGCAGCAGTCATTGTTTCTTTATCGTGTGACTTTGCAAGCTTCATCATAGAATTACCTAAAAACGCACCAATACTTCTAGGTGCTGCACCTTCTTGTTGAATAAGCTTTATCATATCGTCTTGACCTAAATTAGGTATAGCTAACTGTGCATCAACTGCTTTATTAAATGAAGCTAAATTAACTTTATCATCTGAATATTCTTTTGCAATTCGGTTAATAGCATCTGAGTATCCACTGATATCAAAATCAGCACCAAATTCATTTTGAACATAGCTTGTTAATTGTTTTTGTTTTTCTCTATAAAGCATTTGTTCACGAGTCAATCCTTCTTTTTCATACCCTTGCACCATAGTCTGCCAACCTTTAGCATTTTCAAGCTGAGTAAGGTAATGAGCACGTTGAGTAGCTCTACTTGTTTCTAATGCATCTGCTTTTTGATTTAATGCAAAATTAACACCAGACACAGCAAGATTAGCCATTTGCAATCTTTTCGCAAACTTCTCTTGCTTCTTAGCTTGTTCCTCTCTATAGTCACGAGCTTTTGCAAACTGTTGCTGTGCAAACTCTATACCATCATCTTCATATCTTGCCATCTTTTACTCCGGTCTTCCTAATAAACTTTCGGGTTCTTCTTGTGGTTCAGGTCGTGCTAATAAACTTTCAGGGACTTCTAAAGCTTCAATTTCTTCTACAATCTCTTGAGGTAAAACACCAGAAGGTGCTTTAGGCATATCACCTACTTTTTCTCTAGTAATTTCTGCTAAATTATTAGCTTTCATCTTTGCTATATCGTCTTCATCTTCAGGGTCTAAATCCTCTTCTTCATCTCCATATAGTCTAGGTTCTATACCTGATTTTTCTGCTAAAGCCATTAACAAATACATTGTAGGCTCTATAAGCATCATAAACATATCCGGGTTCCATTTACCTTCTTGAAAACCTCTTTGAAGCAACTGTAGAGTAATATCAGCAATAGGAACTCCTTTTCCCATTGCAACCATTAATGGCACATAAATATCTTCCTCTAATAGTTCTTCGGCTAAATAATTAAAAGCCTGTCTAAAGTCTGTAAACTCAGGAGGACTTTCCCAAGGATAAGACTGGTCCGGGTTATCTGTAAGAGATTGTCCCGGAATAGGTCTACTTGAGTTTACTAAAGCATCTATACCTTCTTGATTATATTCTTCTGCCATTGTTTATCCTTAATTAAAAAAACTTGGGGTTGCAGGTCTAGGTGTAGTTGGAGTTGGAACTAAAGAATTAAAAGTATTATCATCTAATTCTCCTAATGCTGCAAAGTACGGAGTTGCTGCATCACCTGAAGCTGCTCCACCAAAAGCTCCTGCTTGTTGATATTGATTAGAAATACCTTGCCATGTTGTTGCATCTAATACACGCTTTTCAGTAGGCTGCATCATAAATGGAGTCATATCTAAGTGCATTTGCGTTGGTAAGTCTTCCATACCTGCAACAGTTGCTCTTTGTTGAATAATATCTAAAGCTGCAGTTCCTCCTCGTTTTGCTAATTCTTTAGGGTCTGTTATTTTTTCTTTAAATGACTCAACAAAACCTTTTTCAGGAACATCAATGTCTACAGTAGTTTTTGTAGCATCAGGTTCTAGTATGCTTCTTTTTAATCTTTCTTCTGTAGTAGCTGCCGAAGGGACTCCAGTTTCTACACTAGCATCAACTGTAGCTTCTGTAATTTGTTTTGTCAAATCATCAATTTCAGGTTTAGGTGTAAAAATAGAAGTTTTACCTTCACTTAAAGTTAAACCTTTACCTTTTGTAAAATTCATAACTCTATCAATCCCGTTGCTAATTCCTTGACTAATTGTATTGTAAGCTCCAGACCCGGCAGTCTTAATAGCACTAAATGCTTGACCCATTGCCTTAGTTAAATTAGGAGCAACAGAACTAGCAAAGCTACCAATAGCACTTCCGGCTGTTCCTAAAGCCCCCGTAATCGCACCTCCTATAGCTCCAAAGAAATTACTAATAACAGGAGGTATTCCTATAAACATTAAAGCTAATTGACCTAAAGGACCTATTTTACCAATAGCTCCTAAAAGTTTTTTACCTAGTTTTTTAATACCTTTACCAATTTTTTTAGCAACTTTTCTTACTCCTTTAAAAGCTTTTTTTAATAAATTTCCCGGTTTCCAACCCATTATATTCTCCTTAGTTTCCTGTTCCAAATATATTGTCTACAATACTAGCAACATTATTATAATTACTAGACCAATTTTTAGCTGCATCACCTTCAGCACTTGCTGCTGCTATCATAGCATTATTTTTTCTTGTTGCAGTATTATCTGCAAATTGAAAATCAAATGATGCTTGGTCTCTTAGCTCTTGCCATAAAAAACTAACTGCACTAGATGTTAAACCAAAAGCATTCTGTACATTTTGTTGATTAATAGCATTAGCTGCAGCAGTATCTGCTAAGTTAGCTTTTCGTCTCCAATTAACATTAGACTGCTGTACTGCTTGTTGATTCGCAGCATTCCATTGCTCTCTTTGAAAATCTAACTGTTGGTTAAACTGTTTTGTTTGATTTACAATAGCAGCATTGGCTTTATTAATATCAGCTTCTATACCAACTCTTCTAGCTTCAGCAGCATTCTTTTGCTGTGTATTAAACTGAGCAGTAGCGTTAGCTTGAGCCACATTAAACTGATTGACTTGAGCATTTAAGCTCGCCATAAATTGTTGTGTTTGATTCTCACTAGCAGAATTAAATTGTCTAGCAGCATTTTCAGCAGACTGATTACTTAGTAGTCTTTGCTGTTCTTGTTGAGCTCTAATAACATTGGCTTGTTGTTGATTATTTAAGTTAGCCATGTCTGTCTGTAAGAAAGCTTGAGCATTTTGTATCTGAGCTTTCTGATAAAAATCTGCTTCAGCTAAATTAGCCTGTGACATAAGTAACGCATTTTGTACTGCTGCTTGTTGGTCATTACTAGCTTCTGTTAAACCAACAGTTTGTAAGAATTTACTGTTAGATAATGCTATCTGTTGGTCTGAACTGAACTGAGCCATATCCATTTGAAAAACATTGTTTGCATTTGTTAATGCTGTTTGTTGTGCTCGTTGGGCATTTGCTTCAGCTTCAGCAGCTTCAATATTCTTTTGTTGACTAACAGAGCTTTGTATAGCCTGTGCATTGCTTTGAGCAATTGGCATAGCTGCTTGAATAATAGCATTAAATAAACTATCTCTACCCACAGTAGAAGCACTCATGCCTCTCGATGCTAACATCTGTTCTACTTGCGCAACAGCAGGAGAAGCCCAAGGTGGTATGTTACCATTTTCTATACCTTCTAAAAGACCATTAAGCTGTGTAGAAACTAAAGCTTCTTCTGGTAATCCTTCTATAATACCTCTTTCTTCTTCACTAAAGTCAGCTAATCTATCTTCTAAAGCTTCAGGGTCATTTCCTATTTCAGCTATTTGTTCATCTGTTAAACCGGCTCTTGTTAGTTGTTTTTTAGCTCTTGTAATTCTTGCTAAACTTGTTCCGGCATT